GCCGCTTCAGCGTCAGTGGCTCTGGCTCTGCCCTTTATTCGGCCCTTTGTGTTGCGTCCAGTGAGTTCAACGCTCCGATCGGTTTACCGTCCGATCCGCAGTCTGGCGTCCGTGGTCTTCCCGTCTATTGCCCTCCCGACAACTTCCGAGATGGCTATTGCTACGGAGCGCTCTATCCAAAGATTGAGCGTCAAGACGCGTTCGTTCGTCTCGGACCCCGCCCGCGCATCGGTTGTCTCATCCGTGACATCTGTGGTGCTCATTTCTCTGGGCCCGTGGCTTTCCCTGGTCGCCTTACTGGCGATCGTCTTGCTCATGTGAGCGTCCCCTGGTTCCAGGAGCAGGCGATCGTGCTGGGCTTGGAGTGGGCTCAGGCTTCCGCGCAGCTCAAGCTGGACGCACTGCGGGGTGCCAAGAACCACAAGAGGCGTCAGGCGGTGAGGAAAGCCATGGAGGCTCGGGCATTGCTCATGACCGGCTGGCAGGATTCAGATCTCCGCGTGGGTTCCACGGGCACTTACGAGGCCCTCAGCAAGACCACCCACAACGTGAACATCTTGTTGGACAAGATCGGACAGTTCAATCGCGAGCAGGCTCAGGCTGCGGACATCTGTCCCTACAGTGTGAGCATGCGCAAGAAGAAATGGTTCGATGCCTATGGCATCGAGCATGTGCAAATCTCGGACAAGCCACATGACCACGCCTTCTCCCGCGCCCTGGCCAACACCATCCTTTACCGCCACGCGGCCAACCAGATCCACGGGCCGTTCGCGGTGGTGCAAATGAAGACGCGAAAGGCGGAGACGCTGCAACGCATAGTGGGCCAGCCCCTTCGGTTGCACCAATTCGTGTTGAGCGCTCGGGACGAAGGGCGCTTCGAGGCACCCAAAGGCATGCCGCGCGACATCACGGAGGACACAGTCCTTCTGGACGAAACGGCGCAGGCCATGCCACTGCCGGAGTTTGCCGACTGGTTGCGGCACTACGAGAATGTCAACCGGTGGGTGCTAACGCTCAACATCCCGCCCGAGATCCTGGAGCGCGGAGCCAGCGTGCATCCCCACTATGACATCAAGTACGTGGGCAAGGACCATTTCCTCCACATGCTGGAGGAGAAGAAGGACAATTCGTACCTTCAACCGGTGATTAGCAGCGAGTACCTCACCACCCGGTACTTAAACGTGGCCGGGACCATTTGGACGTTCGAGCGTATCGCGTCAGCCGCCAGCAACCACTGCGTGGTCGTGACCCGCGGGAAGAAGATGGGCGCCGACGTGGACGTGCTGAGCAGCGACTACATCGTCGAGATCCCCACTTTCGGCGCGCGTCTGCCGGTTAAGTGGCTCCCCGGCCAGATCTACGCGGCCATCTTCGCACACGCCCTGGCCATGAAAACGTACGCGCGCACGGACGCCTTTGCGAAGACGCGCACGTACATCAAAGAGCTCGGGCCCAGGCTCCCACCCTCAGTCGTCGCACACCTCGCCAGTTGCATGACCACCATGGTGCGCGTCGAGGACCCCCGGGACTCACTGCCGCCGGAGCTGCAAAGCCTCTGGTGGCGCTTCAGGACCTGGGTGATCCGCGGAGTTCATCGGGTCTGGCGCCTGGGAGCCCGACTC